GTATGTCTCAGACATTCGAGAAACAGTCTTGGATTTTAATCCAACTTTATCTCGCATTTTGGCATCATAGGTCAAGAGTTTTCTTACCCCTGATAATATATCTGCCGGATACTCGATTTTGGTCAAAAATGCATCTGAATCTGTACCTGTGAACAATCTTGGATTGCCTTCCAGATTAATCAGTTGCCCATCAATCGCATTCACAACATACAGACCATCGTTCCACTTACTGCCTGAAACTTGAATAGTATCTTCTGCCCTAAGGCCCTGAATATCACCTAAGACGGCAATAGTTGTTTCGTTTTCAAATCGTATTTGTTTAAAACGAACCTTCCGATTTTGAAAAGGATTATTAGTCAGCATTCGAATTGATTTTTCGATACCATCTAGATCCTCTCGAGTCGCATCAGGATAAATCTTCTTTGCATCATCCAAGGAAATGATCATAAGTCTGTCTCCTCTCTAAAGGAAAGAGGACAGCTTATTTGCCATCCTCTTTTTTTGCAGCAGCATCAGTTGTTTCTTTTTTTGATTCTTTGACCTGCTTTTTCAATGCTTTGTTTTCAGCTTCCAGTTTGGCAATTTGCTTTTCCAGATCAGCTGTATTGACTTCCTCAGGCTCTTCTTCAACGATGAAGCCTTTTTCTTTGAATCTAGAAATCAACCACGGATCATCAGTTTTGCCGACTCCATGTTGAAACATGACTCCAAAAGACTCACCAGTATAGGATTTGTTAGGTGCTTTGATTTGCATGATTTATCCTCCTATCTAACTTTCAAGTTACGTAAAACGCCAGCTTTTCGTGTTTGCTTCAGTGCTACACCAGCAACCATTTCTACTTCGCCTTTTTTAACTGCACCAGGCGTTGTGAAATTAGGCATATAGGCTGTAATACCAGCACTTCCAAGTGGCGTAACACCGTGGAAACCATCTAAACCTAATGATACGGCATATAGGTCAGTCAATCCGCCAACTGTATCTTCACCGATCGTACGCTCCACGATTTCAACG